GGTTGATAAGCGTGCCCCCCAAACGCGTAGACGATTGAAACTTGCATGACCGGAAGACCGCCAAAACCTGCGGCATCTTTGAAGTTATCGGGGAACTGGCGCGCCTCCGGTCGCGCGAAGTCCGAGCCGCCGGCGGAGGAGGCGTTGCCCGAGTGTCCCGCGTGGCTCGACGATGTCGGCCGTGCGGCGTGGGCCGATTGGATCCCTCGCATCGCCGCGATGAAGATCATATCGAGCGGCGATCGCGACGCGCTCGCGCTCATGTGCGACACATGGTCGCGCTACCTGGAGGCGCGCAAGCGTCTGGCCGAGGAGGGCGAGGTGATTCGCGTCGAGGCCGAGTACCGGGTGACCGTCAAGCGAAACCCGTGGAGCGCAATCCTCGCCGAGCATGGGGAGCGACTTCGTCGGATGATGAGCGAGTTCGGTCTAACCCCAGTCGGTCGCGCTCGAATCGGCGCGGCGAAGGAGCAGGCAAAGAGTGCCCCGCAAGAAGACATCTTTACCAAGCGTCGCGCGTAAGCCGAAGAAGCCGGCCGAGCACCCGGCCGCGAAGTGGAACACGATCCCCGGCTATGACGCGATCGCGACCGCCGGCAACTGCACCTTTGACGAGCAGGCCGCGCTCCATGTGATCCGGTTCATCGAGACCGCGTGCAAGCTCACGACGAGCACTTGGGCCGGGATGCCGTTCGTGCTGCTCCCGTGGCAGAAGGCCGTGATCGCGAATGCGTACGGATGGATGCGCCCGGACGGCACGAGGCGGTATCGGCGCGTTCACATCCTGATCCCTCGCAAGTGCGGCAAGACCGAACTCGGCGCGGCCCTCGCGCTGTATCACCTCCTCGCGGACGATGAGCCTACGCCCGAGGTGATCTCGATCGCGGCCGACCGAGCGCAGGCGGGGCGATGCCTTGAGGCGGCGAAGCGGATGGTGCGCGCCGAGCCGATGCTTGAGAGCCGCACCGAGGTCTATCAGCATCGCGTGATCGTGCCGAGCACGGCCGGCGTGTACAAGGTCATGTCCTCGGAGGCTCCGAGCGCGCACGGCCTGAACACGAGCGCGTGCATTGCGGATGAGGTTCACGCGATGGAGAATCGGCGCGAACTCTGGGAGGCGATCGAGACGAGCGTGGGCGCGCGCCGGCAACCGATGCTCGTGACGATCACGACCGCCGGGACGCTGCGCGAGAGTCTGGAGTTCGAGATGTTCGACTACGCGCTCAAGGTGCGCGACCGCGTGATCGACAACCCGTTCTTCCTGCCCGTGGTCTACTCGGCCGGCGACGGCGACGATTGGACGAGTCCGGAGACCTGGCGCAAGTGCGCGCCGAGTCTCGGGCACACGGTGCACGAGGGGTACTACGCGGAGAAGTGCAAGGAGGCGCAGGAGCAACCCTCGATGGAGACTCCGTTCCGAACCTACTACCTATGTCAGCACGTCTCCGCCTCGAACCGATGGCTCCGCATGGCCGACTGGGACAAGTGCAAACTCGACTTCGACGAGTCCCGGCTCGCCGGCCTGCCGTGCTATCTCGGGATCGACTTGGGCGAGACGAGCGATCTCACCGCGCTCACGGCGGTCTGGCTCGACAAGGATGAGGCGTGGGTGCGCTCGTGGGCGTTCGCGCCCGAGGAAGGGGCGCAGCGGCGGCAGAAGCGGGACAAGGTTCCCTACCTCGACTGGAGCCGGCAGGGGCATATGCGGCTCACGCCGGGGGACGCGACCGATTACGAGTTCGTGCGGCGGGAGATCCTGCGGATCGTCGGCGAGCACAAGGTGCAGGCGGTCGGGTATGACCCCTACAACGCGAGCGGCCTCGCGCAGCAACTCGAAGCGGACGGCCTGCGGCTCAAGCGCGTGCCCCAGTCGTACTACTACATGGCCGAGCCGACCAAGAGATGGGAGGCGATGGTGACGAACCATCGGCTGCGGCACGACGGGAACCCGGTGCTCACTTGGGCGATGTCCAACTGCGTCGTGGAGCTCGACGCGAACTCGAACCCGCGCCCGAGCAAGCGACGCTCGACGGAGAAGATCGACCCCGTGGTCGCGGGAATCGTGGCACTCGCGGTAGCACTCGATGCCGCGCCGACGGTATCACAAGCGACACCGTACGCCGAGAGAGGAATCCTATGGCTCTGATCGACTGGTTCCGCCGACCCGCTCCGACTCCCGAGCCGACGCTCGAAGAGCGCGCGGTGATCGACCGCTCGCCGATCGGACAGCCTCCGGGCGGGGCGCAGGCGTACATCTCGACCTACGCCGACACGGGACGCTCGATCACGCCGGAGGCCGCGAGGGAGGCTCCGACGGTCTACGCCTGCACGCGGCTCATCTCCCAGAGCGTCGCGCGGATGGAGTGGCGAGTGATGCGCCGGGAGGGAGGGATCCCGGTTCCCGCTCGCGAGCATCCGCTCTATCGGCTCCTGAACATCGAGCCGAACCCGTACATGGGCGCAATGGTGTGGCGCGAGTCGATGCTCCTCGACTGCCTCCTCTACGGGAACGCCTACGCCGTGATCGAGCGCGACGCGGTCGGCCGCGTGGTCGGCCTGCACAAGTTGCGCGCGGACTCGGTCGAGGTCTCGCGCGGCCCGGACGGGATGCCCGTCTACTCGTACACCTCGGCGCGATGGGGCGTGTCGAAGAGCACCGATCAGGTGTGGCAGGCGTACGACATCTTCCACCTCCGCGCGCCGAGCCTCGACGGTCTCCTCGGCGAGACTCCGATCTACCTCGTGCGGAACATCATCGGCGTTGAACTCGAGGCGGAGAAGTTCGTCGCTTCGTTCTTCCGCAACGGCGCACGGCCGGCGGGCCTCATCAAGGTGACGGGCACGCTCACCGAGGAAGCACTCAAGCGGCTACGCCAGTCGTGGCAATCGATCACGGGCGGCGCGGAGAACGCCGGCCGCGTGGCGATCCTGGAAAGCGGCTACTCGTGGGAGAAGGTCTCGGTCGATCCCGAGGAAGCGAAACTCGTCGAACTGCGCTCGTTCTGTCGGTCGCAGATTGCGGCCGCGTTCAATGTCCCGGTGCACATGGTCGGCGACGCGACGAAGACCTCGTACGCGAGTGCCGAGCAGGCCGACGCCGAGTTCGTGAAGCATTGCCTCGCGAACTGGGCCTCGCGTTTCGAGGAGGAGTGCGCGCGGAAGCTCGTGCGCGAGGGCGAGCCGATCGAGACGCATATCTCGTTCGACGCGCTGCTCCGAGGCGACCTCGCGTCGCGATTCGCGGCGTACTCGACCGCGCTCAACAATGGCTTCCTCACGATCAACGAGGTGCGCGAGCGCGAGAACTACGCGCCGATCGACGGCGGCGATATGGCTCGCGCGCCCGTGAACCTGGCGATCGTGGATCCGAACGCCGGCAAGTCTGGCGACCAGTCGCCGCTCACGGCCCCGGCTCCCGTGCCGGCGACCGCTCCGGCTCCTGCCACGGCTCCGATGGCGCGCAGCGAGGGCCGATGCTCGTGCGAGGGATGGATGGAGATGCTCGCCGCGTTCGACGATTCGACCCGCGCGTGCATCGAGGACAAGATCCCGACCCTACTCGACGAGGGCTATCCGCAGGATCAAGCCGTGGCTATCGCGATCTCGAAGTGCAGCGAAGGCCGCTCGGTTCGCAACTGCGGGACAGGGGAGGGAGGATTCCAAGAGGGCAACGACTGCGCCGGAGGCGGTGGCGAAGGCGGCGGCGATGGCGCGAAGCCTGCGGCATCGAAGCCTGCCGCCTCGAAGTCTGGGAAGGCGAAGTCGAAGGCTGCAACTGGTCGCCGACGAGAGCGTCTGCGCGATCGCATCGAGGGCACGCAAGCCGAAGCCGATCGCGAAGTGAATAAGGTAGAGTCAAAGATCAAGAAGACTCAAGCCAAGATCGATTCCCTCAAGGCGAGCACGGAAAAACTGAAAGCAGACTTTGCAGACAAACAGGCCGCTATGCGAAAGTCGCTCGATGCTGCTTTCGCTAAAATCATGGCGGACTTTGATGCAAAGACGGCATCGATTCCATCTGCAAAGACCGACCCCGATGGCGTGAGGAAGGCACTTGATCGCATTCACTCAGACGGCCCGGACAAGGCTGCATCCAAGGCGGCGAAGAAGTCAACCGAAAGCAAGGCTCGACTCGATCAGGATCGCAAGCGTGTGGATGAACTGAAAGCGCAGTTGGCCGCGTCGAAGGCTCGAACGCAAGCGATGCGCGAAGAGTTCAAAGCCAAGTGGGGAAAGTATCCATGAGCAAGAAGAAGACCTCAATCGAGAAAGCAGAGGACGAGTTCAACGCTGAACTCGATCGCATCGATGCCCAGAACGACAAGCTCGCTACCGAACTTGAGGGCATTCTCGATAGCCTCGCGGATGAAGACGAGGAAGCGAAGAGTGCCGAAACCGATGCGGCCTTGATCGATCTCCTGCTTGCGGAAACCATGAAGGAGTTGGGCGGTGGCTGACTCCTTCGAGCCTAACGCCGGGATGCGCGAGGAGGCCGAGCGTGGCCTCGCGTGGCGGCGCGAGCACGGGCGCGGCGGGACGGAGGTCGGGGTCGCCCGAGCGCGTGACATCGCCAACGGGCGCGCGCTCTCGATCGACACGGTGCAGCGCATGGCCTCGTACTTCGCGCGGCACGAGGTGGACAAGCAGGGCCAAGGGTGGGTGCCGGGCGAGGAAGGCTTCCCGTCGGCCGGCCGGATCGCGTGGGCACTCTGGGGCGGAGATCCCGGATGGGCCTTTGCTCGGAACATTCTGGAGCGCGTAGACCGCGCAGGAGGCGACATCATGGAGCGACGCTACGGGCAGGCGATGGAAGTGCGGGCGGACGATGGCCGGGAGATCCTCCGAGGCTACGCGAGCGTGACCGAGACCCCGTATCCCATCGGATACGCTCACGAGATCATCGTGCGCGGCGCGTTCGAGCGGACGCTCCGAGAGAAGCCTGATGTGGTCGCGCTCTGGAACCACGACGCATCGATGCCGATCGCTCGCACGACGGCCGGGAGCCTCCGGCTCGCCGAGGACGAGCACGGCCTCGTGGTCGAGATGGAGCCGATCGACACCCAGGTTGGCCGAGACGCTCGCGTCGCGGTGCGCTCGGGCGTGGTCTCGGCGATGTCCTTCGGCTTCATCGTGCGCTCGGATCGCTTCGAGGAGCGGGACGGCAAGGTGCACCGGATGATCGAGGATCTCGAACTCCACGAGGTCTCGGCCGTGACCTTCCCGGCGAACCCGGCTACCGACCTTGTGGTCGATCGCCGCTCGTTCGACCTATGGACGGCGAGCGCGCCCGTGCCGGCGACGGTTCGCCGGCGGATCTGGCTTGGCCCCAAGCGTTGACCTTCGACCCCCAAAGATGCGAGGATAAGGATATGAGCGAGACTCGACACCGCGAAGCGTTCCTTCGCTATCTCTCCCGCGGCCCCGCCGCGATCAGCAGCGCGGACGCGCAGACTCTCTACGAGGCCCGTGGAGTCACGGGCGCATCGTCGAGCCTCGCGCCGCAGGATTGGGCCTCGTTCTTCACCGAGTCGTTGCAGACCTCTTGGGTGCTCGGTCGCGTTCGCAAGGTCGAGGTGACCTCGAACAAGTTGACCGTGAGCCACTACGACGATGCCTTCGAGACTGGCGACCGCATGAGCTCGGACGAGGAAGGTACGCGTGTCGATGAGGCCGGCTCGTTCGTGCTTCCTCGATGGAGGCTTTCCTCGGGAGCCGTCCCGACCAACTTCGACATGAACTACGAGCAGCGCGCGATCGATCTTCACGAGATTGGCGTGAACATGATCGTCTCGAAGGAACTCGTGGAGGAGTCGATCGGTAGCGTTAGCGCGGAGACCGTGCTGCGCGACTTCCTCGTTCGCAAGTTGCAGGCCGAAGTCGAGCGTCAGATCCTCGTCGGAGATCCGGGCCTCAACTCGAACTCGAAGAAGGAGATGCAGGGAGTCCTGAACTACCCGCTCTTCTACAACTCATCCGACGCATTCTCGCCCGTCAACGAGGTGCACATCGAGGACGCGAGCAACTTCGCGATCAACGGCTACAACTATCCGGCCGCTCTGATGAAGTTGCGACCGTCGGCGATGCCGAACGCCGTGTGGATCTACAACCGCAAGGGAGCGAACGACGGCTTCGTCCAGTCGCAAGCTTTCCTGCGAGCAGCGACGGTTCCCGGATCGATCGGATCCGTGTTCGGGCTTCCGGCTTTCATCAACTCGTATAGCAACTATCAGGCAGAGTACGACGCTGCGAGTGAGCGTGGAGTCGTCGCCGTCGATCTGTCTCGATATGTGCTCGCGATGCACACGAGCGGCTTCCAGGTGGAGCGGCTCAACGAGGTGCGCGCGGCTACTGGCCAAGTGGTTCTTCGTGCGACCGTCCGCGTGGGCGGGAACCTGATCGACAACAAGGCGATCGTCGCAATCAAGTCCGCCTCATAAGCAAAGGAACAACATGAACGGTGACACTTACAAGGGCCTCGTCGAGAAGATGGGTGCTCTCTACGCGGAGATGCAGGAGATGGTGGCAGGCATGGAGGGAGCGACCGAAGAGGCCGCCGCCGAGATGCAGGCCAAGTACGAGGAGAAGAGCAAGCAGTACGACGCGCTCGCCAAGCGTCGCGACATGATCGCCGACCTGAACGCGCGCGCCGCCAAGGGTTCGCACGGCGTGGTCGTGGTCGAGCGTGAGGCTCCGGCCCGCGTCGAGACTCGCTCGTTCGCTCCGCAGATCGGCGAGCAGTACGAGATGCGGTTCGCCGACTACCTGAAGAACGGCCACCGCCGCGACTTCGACACTCGCGCGATCGCCGCAGGCTCGGGCGACGGCCAGTACCTCCCGTCGGCCGGGTTCTACGCGCAGTTGCAGAAGAGCGTCGAGCAGGAGACCTCGATCTACAACCTGTGCCGCAAGATCGATGTCGGCAACTTCACGACCAACTTCACGCTCGAAGCCGACTTCCTCTCGACCGAACTCGACGGCGAGGGCTGGGCCGGCGAAGGTGGTGCGGTCGATGAGTACACGCCGACCTTCGCGAACAAGACCTTCACGGGCAACTCGCTGCGCCGCGTGGTCAAGGTCTCGCGCGAACTCGTGCAGGACGCTCCTGCTCGCGGTGCTGACTTCAGCGTCGAGAGCATGGTCGCGCAGCGCATGGGTCGCCTCTTCGGCCAGTCGATCGAGTACCAGTTGTGGCACGGCAACGGCACGAACAAGCCGGAAGGCTTGAAGAACGCCACGCTCGGCACCGCGACTACCCTCGCGACCGACGGCACGCTCACCTCCGACGAACTCATCGACTGGGTCTACAGCCTGCCGATGAAGTATCTGAAGTCGCCGAGCTGCGCGATCGTCACGAGCCAGTCGTTCCTGACGGCCGTCCGCAAGTTGACCGAGAAGGTCATCGGCTCGGCCGGCCACTTGAGCGTGCCGTACCTCTGGGAGCCTTCCTTCCAGGCGGGCACGCCCGACCGTCTGCTCGGAATCCCGGTCTATGTCACGCCGTGGGCACCCGCGCTCGGCAATGTCAACGACCAGATCCACGCGGTCATCGGTGACTTCCAGCACATGGTGCTCGCGCAGCGCACGGGCATGAGCGTGCAGGTGCTCAACGAACTGTACGCCGGCAACGGCCAGATCGGCTACCTCGGCGAGATGCGCCTCGACGCGAAGGTCGTGCGCTCCGATGCGTTCCGCGCTCTGAAGGATGACAACACCTGATAGGTGGATGGTCGGATGAAACGAGGGCGGGCCGCAAGGCTCGCCCTCTTTCCTTTGGAGGAGACATGAGAGTCCACATTCTGAAGACCTTCTCGACGAGCGCGGCGGCGTACGCCGCAGGGATGCGCTGCGAGATTCCAGATTCCGACGCTGCGCGATACATTGCGTCCGGCTTGGTCGAGCGCGACGAGCCGAAGATCGAGACTCCCGAGCGTGGCCGTGTGCGGCTCCGCAAGGCGACGAAGGAGGCGAGCAATGCTGGCGATTGATGGTGCGACCTACCTCTCGAATGTCGAGGCCACCTCGCCGGCGGTCGAGCCTGTCACGCTTGCCGAGGCGAAGGCGCACTTGCGCGTGACGCACACGGACGAAGACACGCTCATCACCTCGCTCATCGTGGCGGCTCGAAACTATGTCGAGGGACTGGCGAATCGGCCGCTCGTGAATCGCACCTACACCCTGAAGCTCGATCGCTTCCCCGGCGGGTACGAGATCCTGCTCCCGGCCGGCAAGGTCTCGGCGGTGTCCTCGATCACCTATGTGGACACGGCGGGCGCGACGCAGACCTTGAGCGCAAGCGCGTACACGCTCGAAGGCCAGAGGCTCCCAGGCTCGATCGTCATCAACCCGAGCACGCTCTCGGCGTGGCCGGCGACGCGGTTCTACGCGGGCATCTCAAGCGTAACGGTCTCCTACACGGCGGGCTACGGGGCGGCGGCGGCGAATGTCCCGCAGGCACTCCGGCAGGCCGTGCTGATGTCGATCGCGTACTGGTACGACATCGCCCGCGAGACCGGGAGCGAGACCGCGCTCACCGAAGTCCCGCATGGCGTGGAGTCGCTCGCTCGGATGTTCTCGATCCCGAGGATGGCATGAGGCGAGTCCGCTCCGGCCTGATGCGTACCCCGTTCCTCGTGCTCAACCGCACGACGGATCTCGACGAGTTCGGCTCGCTTGAGCCGTCCTTCCTCGGCGTGGGCACGATCGTCTGGGGCTACCTGAAGGGAACCTCCGCCGCCGAGGGTGTCGAGCGCGAGAAGGTCACGCACCAACGCTCCTACGAGATAATGATGCGCGAGAAGGATGCCTCGCTCTTGTCGGTAACGGCCCGCCTCCAGACGGACACGCGTACCTTCGAGATCATCGGCATCGAGCAGTACGACGCGCGGCAGCAGACCGTGACCGTGACCGTACGGGAGGTGGTCTGATGTCGCAACAGTTCTTCGAGAGCGTCAACCTGTCCGGCGGAAAGGAACTCGTCGCGGCCTTCAAGAAGATGGACGAGAACCTCAAGAAGGCGACCATCGAGCGCGTGGCGACCCGGACGCTCGAACGCATCGCCGCCGCCATGCGCTCCGAGGTCGGGTCGCTCGCGACGAACACGGACAAGGGCTTCCCCGGCGATCGTCTCTGGCCGTACATGAGGCGCGGCCGCATGGTCTCGCCAGGTCTAGCGCGCGCCAAGGTCACGACGGCGATCGCCGTGATCCCGCTCGGCTCGAAGCAGCGTCGGCTCTACATCGGTCGCCGTATCGGCGTTACCGGGAAGAGCGGGGCGTTCTATGGCCGGCTCATCGAGAAGGGGTTCTCGATCGTCCGCAAGGGCCGGATGCGCGGATGGGTGAAGGGGAAGAAGGACATCCCCGGAAAGTGGATCTTCTTCCGGCTCTTCAAACGGCTCAAGCCGGGGGCCGAGGCGACGGCGGTGCAGGAGTTCGCCGACTTCATCAACGCGTGGGGCAATATCAAGTCGGCCCCCAGTAAGGACCAATCGTGAGCGCACAAACGGTCTGGAACATCGAGACCGCGATCAAGGCCAAGGTCGCCGCCACGGCGAGCCTTACCTCGATCATCGGCACGAACCCGGTGCGGATCTACCCGGAACTCCGGGAGGACAATGGGTCGCTCCCGGCGATCGTGTACGAGTTGAACTCAAGCGCGCCGTACCTCGTGCTCTCCGGCGTGCCGACCCTCACCCGGTCGAGCGTGTCGCTCCATTGCCTCGCGCTCGACAAGAAGGTCTCCGTGGACATCGCCCAGAAGGCGCAAGCGATCTTCGCCGACTGGGCGCAGGACTTCTACTCCGGGCCGACCCTGAAGATTTCCGTGAAGTCGAGCCGGGTCTCGACGATCCAGACCGACTACCAACCGCCCGCAGATGGTGCCACGCACGGTTTGTATCTGGCGAGCCTAGAGGTAGTCTCGATGCACTCCTAACGAGGTACACCCATGGCACTCTCTGCATACAACACGACCTTGCTAATCGGCGCGACCACGATTGCCGAGGTCACCAACATCTCTGTCGGCGGCTCCTCGTTGACCGAGATCGACATCACGAACCTCACGAGCACGAACAAGGAATACATCATGGGCGCGCTTGAAGCGGGCACGCTCACGATCGACTTCTTCGCGCCGGCTAACTATGCCGACATCAACGCGGCTTTGAACCCTGTCGGCGGAGACAGCACTCCCACCACTTACGGTATTGGGTTCTCCGCCGGCGTTCTCTCCGCCAGCTTCGACGGCATCTGCACGAACCTCTCGATCTCGGCGGAGCAGGATGGGGCCGTGACCGCATCCGCTACCATCAAGCTCACTTCCGCAATCACCTGGAGCTGAACCCATGGCAATCGTCGCACCCGGATCCCTCTTCCGCTACGCATCGACCGTCGGCTCTGGCGGCACGGTGAACACCGATCTCGCCGAGGTGAAGTCGATCTCCCTCGACGGCATCTCGATCGCCGAGATCGATACATCGGCTCTGTCGGCAACCGTGAAGTCCTTCATCGGCGGCACGAAGGACAGCGGCACGATCTCCGTGACGCTCTTCGCTCCGTCCTACGCTGTGGGCCTGCTCGGTTCGACTGGCGCACTCAACCCGTCCTCCTACGCGAACGGAGCGGACTACCGCAAATTCGCGATCCGGTTCGGCCCGAACACGGGCACGGGCGGCTTCGAGTTGGCCTTCTCGGGCTATGTCACCTCGTTCAATGTCTCGGCCGGAGTCGATGGCGCGGTCGAGGCCGACCTCACCGTCCGCGTGACTGGCGGCTTCACCTCCTCGACCTGATCGCCTCGCACATCTCGGAGCACCACACCATGACCGCATCCAAGGACTTCGTGCTTTCCCTTGCCGCCTCCATTCCCGTGGAGGCGGTTTCCATTCCCGGCATCGCCGAGCCGATCTCGATCCGTGGCCTCACGGCCGGCGAGCGCGACTCGTTCGAGGCCGCGTGCTTCATCGGCAAGGGCACTAACCGCGAGATGAACTTCGTGAACCTCCGCGCGCGGCTCCTCGTCCGGTGCATCTGCGACGCAGACGGCAAGCGGCTCTTCGCCGACGGCGATGTCGAGCAGGTCGCGGGCCTCCCGGCTCGCGTGATCGACCCGCTCTTCGAGGTCGCTCAGAGGCTCTCCGGGATGGGCGCGAAGGATGTGGAGAGCATGACGGGAAACTGACCGAGCGAGCGTGCCGGCGGTTCCTATTCCGCCTCGCGCTCGCGCTCGGGATGACGGTCGCCGAGGTCGAGTCTCGCGTGTCCTCGCGCGAGCTCACCGAGTGGATGGCCTACGACGCGCTCGAACCGATCGGCGGATTCCGCACCGACTACGGTTTCGCGATGCTCGCCGCGCTCTATGTGAACGCGCACCGCAAGCCGGGGAGCGCGGCCGCGAAGGTCTCCGAGTTCATGCCGTGGTTGCCGAAGTCTCCTGCCGCCGAGAGTAAGGGGCCGGACGCTTGGATCGCTATGCTCAAGGCACTAGGAGGCTCGAAGAGTGGCTAACACGGGCGACCTGTTCGTCAACTTCAAGGTGAACGCCGACGGACTCCAGAGCGGGTTCGCCGCTCTGAACGGCTTCGTCGGCAAGTCCAAGCGCGACCTGGCGGCGATGGATGGAGCGGTAAACGCTCTCTCGACCACGCTCGCGAAACTCGGCATCGATCCCTCCTTCATCTTCCAGATGCGCGACCTCGTGCAGATCGGCACGAAGCAGATCCCGAAGGTCGTGGAAGGCATCGCGGCACTCGAACGGCAGGCGGGCGCGCTCGCGGGGATGAAGATCGAGGCTCCCGCTATGGTCGCTCCGGTGGCCGCAGCGGCCGCTACGGTCGCTCCTGCGATCGACCCGACCGTCCTTCCTCCGATCGATCTCGCGCCGATTGAAGGCGTGGCGAAGGCGATCCGGAGCGCACGCGAGCAGGCTACGGGCGACATCGACATCCTCGGGAGCACGATCACGAACTCGCCGATCCTCTCGATGGGGGGAGCCGTCGAGGCCCAGATGGCGAAGGCTCGGGCATCCTTCGCGACTGGTTCGGTCGATATGGCCGATGCGATCGTGCTCGGCTCGTCGCGCATCGAGGAGGCGATCGTCCAGACGGCAACCGTGACGAAGTCGCAGGGCGGCGCGATCACGGCCGCGCTCGGGAAGGTGCGCGACTTCACGGGCACGATCCCGGCCCGGTTCGTGGCTCTCCGCGAATCGATGTCCTCGGCGTTCTCGTCGGGCGCGACGGCCGCGACTGGCGCGCTCTCGAAGATCGGGCCGGCGATCTCGTCGCTCCCGACGCTCGCCTCGACGGCGTTCGGCCGGATCAAGGCAGGCTTCCAAGGCTTGCCGGCGGCGAGTTCGACGGCGTTCGAGGCGATCAAGTCCGGCGCGCTCAAGTTCGACGCGACGCTTACGGGCGTGGCGGCTCGCGCCGCGACGGCCGGACGAGCGATCGGGGCCGCGCTCTACACGGCTCTGGGGCCGATCGGCCTGATCCTGATCGCCGCCGGCGCGCTCTATGCCGTGATCGAGAAGTTCGTCTCCGATGCCGAGGCTCGCGTCGCCGAGTCGAATGCGCGCATCGAGGCGAATATGCAGCGCACGCAAGCGGTGATCGAACGCACGATGGCGGCGGTCGAGTCGCTGAACAAGGACACCGCATCGGCGCGATCGAAGGGCACGGGGACGCAGGCGGACATCGAGGGACTTCAGGCTCTCCTGAACGCTCGGGCCGATCAGGTCGCACTCATCGAGCAGCAGATCGCCGCCGAGCGCGAACTTCGCGACGAGGTCGCAGCGAACATCGCCGCAAATAAGGCGGTCGCTGATGCTGTCGCCGCTCGCGCGAAGGCCGAGCAGGATGTCGCCGACGCGCAGCGAACGCTACAGATCAGGAATCAGCAGGTCGCCGAGGGTGCGATCGATGAATCGGCAGCGAACGAAGCCGCCGCACAACTCTCAAATATGCGGGGCATCCTCTCCGCGATGCAGGCGCAGGAGGACGCGGCGAAGGCACTCGCCGGAGCTACGGCGAACAACCTGGCACTCGAAGAGCAGCGCGTCGATCTCGCGCAGCAACTCGCCGAACAGACTCGACTCAAGGCAGAGGCCGAGCAGCGCAGCGCGACGATCGCGCAACTGATCCAAGGCTTCGACGATGAGCGGCTCCGGCTCACGATGAGCGCGGCCGACTACGAGGAGATGATCCTCGACCGCAAGATCGCCGCGGCGGGCATCACCGACCCCAACGACATCGCCAGGATCAAGGCCGCGCAGGAGGCACTCGACCTCGCCAAGCAGCAGGCCGAAGCCGAGAAGATCGCCAAGTCCGCCGCCGGCGAGAAGAACACGATCGCGCAGGAGACGATTCGGATCACGGAGGAGGCTCGCGCGCTCCAGTCCGCCATCGACTCGATCGCCAACGAGCAGGCCGCGCTTGAACGCGAGATGCTCGAACTCACGATGGGCAAGGCAGCGGCCGAGGAGCACATCCTCCGCCTCAAGGCGCAGGCAGCGGGCCTCGACGCTGCGGCGACCAACGACCTGATCGATCAACTCAAGGCCGTGCAGGATCTCCGGGATGCGGTCGCCGAGCGCAAGCGCACCGAGGCCGAGCAGAATCGGCTCCTCGACGAGCGTACCCGCCTGGAGGCGAGCATCGCCGACGCGACCGAGGCCGCACGCGCGAAGGCGATGGAGGACGATCTCCGCCGGCAGCAGATGACCGAGACCGTATCGACCGCGATCGGCGGACTCAAGATCGCCGCGACGAGCGACGCGATCGACATCGACAAGCGGATCTACGACGAGACGAAGAAGCAGACCGACGAACTGAAGAAGATCAACGCCGCGCTCTCGGCCGGCGGCGTGGCAGTCCTGACCTGAAGGGGTGACATATGGCCGTGATCGTGAAGAGCATCGAGGAGACCGAAGCGAACGACACGAAGTCGGCGCGCGTGAACCTGCTCGTTACGGCCGTCTCGGCCGGCACGGCATCGGCCGCTCGCGGGCAACTCACGAGCGCGGGATACACGCTCGGCGCGTCATACTCGGGGGGCATCTCGTCGGGCGCGAAACTCTCGAACCTGTCCTATGCCCCAGTCGAGGACTCTGGCGGTCAGACTTGGACGGCGACGGCCTCGTACACGGATGACGCGCAGTCCGAGACGGCAGCGAACTTCGCGAAGATCGAGTCGAGCACGCGCGTCGAGGCCGTCGATATCTGGCGCACGGGCGCGACGCTTCCGGCCGATCTCTCCGCTCCCGGGCTAACGACGGACATCGGCGGGACGAAGGTCGATCAAGCCGGCGTGCCCGTCTCGGGGCTTGTCGTGCAGCAGGAGTTGACCTACACCGTGCGGATGGACTTCGATAACACAGATCAAGCGACCGTCAACACGATGATCGGGAAGCGCAACTCGGCCGACTTCCTCGGAGGGACGGCGGGCTATGTCCTGTTCACGGGCGTGCGCCGCTCGCGCATCGCGGTCGATCTCTACGAGGTGACCTATACCTTCGTCTGGGATGCGGCCGCGCACCTGCGCCAAGTGCCCAAGCGGCAAGCCGACGGCGACCCGCAACTCTCCGCCGGCCAAGCGGTCGAGGTCTACGCGCGGCAACCGTTCCCCGGAACCGCAGCCTTTAGTGGCCTTCCCGGTATCTGACGATGAAGCCGACGATCAACAAGGGACTCGGCGCGCTCACCCCAGAGACCTGGGGGCAGATCTACGCGGCCGTGCAGGCGACCGGGAGCGGCGACCGCACGGGCGAGGACTACGCGCAGCGCGAGAAGCGGTTCCCGGCACGGATCACCGGGAACACGATCGCCGTAGCCGGCCGCGCGCGATGGAAATACTCGTGGGAGGAAGTGCGGCGCGACGCGTCCAACTCCCTCGTCGTGTCGATCGTCGCGGACGGGAGGACGGGCACGACATCGACCGACTTCGCCGTCAACCTGTTCGAGCTATCGAACACGGCCACGAACGCGTACGGCTACGCCGTGACATCGCTCGAACTCGATACGGCCGATGGATTCTCGATAGCACCTATCCCGACCAATGTGATCGTCGAGATGGTCATGCGTCGAGCGGCCGACGGTAGCCTCGCGTACGAGTTCATCGCGCCGAATCCGATCACGGGAACCTGTCCCGCCGGACTTGTTCAGGAACTCGACGGCGGCGAGTACGGAGCAACCTGATGGCCGACATCATCAAGCACAAGCGCAGCGGCGATACGGGCGAGGAGCCGACCACGGGCGAGCTCGCGCAGGGCGAGATCGCAATCAACTACTACGACGGCGCGCTCTTCGTCGAGACCGACAACGGCACGACGCAGGCGATCCGTCGGTTCCTCGCGGAGCCGACATCGCCGACGGCCGGCTATGTCCTCCAGACGAACGCGACGAGCGCGAACTCGTGGGTTGACAAGTCCTTTCATTGCCCAAGGCTTCCGGCCGACGGCATCGACGCGTCTACGGGATCGACCGCACGCATCTACTCGATGCCACTAAACGCCAACGCGTGCGCGGCAGGCGGCACGCCGACGGCGAATCGCGCCCATTACAACCTGTTCTATATCCCGCATTCGGTCGGGATCAAGACGATCGCATCGCAGACCTATGGCACTACCGGCGGCAATGTGAAGTTTGCCGTTTACAAGCCCGACGGAACGGACGGGCGACCGGGCACCCGTCTGTACGCCAGCGCGGCGATCGCCACGGGAGGCGGCTACGGCTACAACGCGGCCACGGGCACGCCGCTCGTGACGCTCGCGCCCGGTCTGTACTGGGTCGCCGTGATCTACTCGACCGCCGCCGGCTCGTTCGGTCGGATTTCGTCGCGCGCATCGAACCCGCTCGGGGTGTTCGACACCGCGGCCAACGACTGCGTCACCGGGCTTTACGCGGACATCGGCTCCCACGATCTCGCCGACCCGGCGCCGACCACATTCCGCTACAACGAAGGAACGGCGCTCCAGTTCGTCGCACTCATCTCCGCGTACTGACCATGCCGAAGCACTACCTCCATCATCCCGACGGCAGCGTAACGATTGAGGACACCCGGACGGTGGAGGGAACACGCGCGGAGCACCTCGATCGCATTCGCGCCGCGTGCACGGCATCGATCCTCGCGGTCGCGCCGGAGCACACCCAGCGCAACGCCGCACTCGGGATCGTGCCGATCGAGCCGATTGTGGAGGCGATCTCTGCCCGTCGAGATCTCTACCACACCATCCAAGCCTCGATCCTTGCCGTAACTTGGGACGGGCAGGAAGCAACCCGTACGGCCGCGTGCGATGCCATCGAGGCCGTGCTATGGGAGGAGCCATGATGCGCGCGCTCGCAATCGTGTGCGCCGTGCTCGCCGGGTGCTCGACGGCCACGGAGAAGATCGCGCGATCCTCGAACGAGATCGGCACGCTCGCGAGGTCGAGCGGCCGTCGGTTCGAGACGATCCACGAGGAGACCTGGAAGCCGGATCCGTCGATCCCGGTGATCCGCACGCAAGCCGAGGGGGGCATCGTGGAACAAGAGCAGATCCTCGGGCTTGTCGATGCCGTCCAGGTCTACCTGATGGGCACGACGAATATCACGCCGTGGTGGGCCGAGGTCGTGACCTACGGTCTCCTCGCGCTCTCGATCGCGGGGATCGTGTTCCTCGTGTGGCACTTGGGCCTCGGGAAGTTCATCCGAGGATGGCTCGGCCTCATCACGCCGGCCGAGCGTCGCAACGCCGAACTCGCGGCCGAGCTCATCGAGGTGGGCGGCGATGATGCGCGCGAGCGCGTGTGGCAGATGCGCGAACGCGATAGGATCTTCGACGAGGCTTTCCGGCGCACCGCGCCACCTCAACCTGTCCGGAAGAATCGAAAGAAGGGATCTACACATGGTGCTCGCAAGCGTTGAATCGTTCTTGGGATCGGTCTGGGCGTGCGGTCTTTGCCTCGTGGCCGGCTTCATCGTCGGTCACTTCGGCCTGCTGTCCAAGTGGCTGAAGAAGTGAGATGCTGAACCCGGCGCGTGCCTGCTGCTGCACCGGATCATCCACGCCCTGCGATGCGTGCTCGTGGCCTCCTGCACCAGTACCGCCGAATCGCACCTACAAGATCAAACTCGATGCCGGCGAGATGGCGTGGCACATCGAGGGCACGGCCGGCTATGTGCTGACGGGAGATCAGGTCGAGTATTGCGGCACGATCGGTTGTCCTAACTCAACGAGGCAACCTCCTCAGCGGCTGTATCAAGGCAGCGACAAGATCACCGTTTCTCCTTGGGTGTCTTCAGAGCAACTTCTCGCCGCTGTCATCATCGCGACTCCATTCGATCAGGTATGTCGACCGGGGCCGGGTGACGATCCATTGTGCGAGTATGACTCTCCCGGTACTGGTCGAGCTCTGACCGGGATAACGAAGCAGATTCAGCGACCGAACGGCACTCCTAGCGGCGTTCTGCAATGGACTGTCGCAGGAATCGGAAGCACCGAGATATCAGCGACCTTCAACTCTGGAAACACGGTCACGGGCGGACTCGCATCGATCGCAGCGTGGTACACGCCGAGCGTCAGAACCCAGAGCGGCGGAACGCCTCCGTGCGGTGGAGGCACGACCTTCTCGCACGCTTGCGGAACGCCGCCGTGCAACTGCGTGAGCCGTCTGCGCGTGCTCTTCCGATTCCCGACTCGCGTCGAACCTGGCGACAACTGCTCCGACCCGTCGGCAACTTGGAACTCTCCGTACGAGTACGACTCATACGAGGAGGCCGAAGCGATCTACTACGGCTGTCACGATTACGACGAGGGATCATCCACCGTCTACGAGGTAAGGAAGTTCACGCTCGATAGGTGGCGATCGACGGCTCCGACATCGTGGACTCCGGGGGTCTCGTTCGGCCCGTGGGACAGCGGTGCTACATCCTCGACGGTGCTCGGGCCGTGCGATGCGACGGCTTATCCCGGAACGGGTGGGACTATCACCTTTAGTGCCGCGCCGATCGTGTCGATCACGGACAACTTCCCGGCTCCGTGCGTGACGCTGTCGTTTACGAACTGGTACTCGGCTGAATACGCGGGGCCGATCCCGACGGTGATCGAGGTCGAGCGGATATGAGCGAGCGAGTCGTGGTCTACACGAACGGAATCGGCGACCTCGCGCGCGGGGCCGTCGGCGTTGCGAAGGCCGCGCTCGGGCGCGACCGTGCCCCAGAGGACGCGATCACCGCGCGATGGGAATCGTGCCTCGCGTGCGAGAAGCACGACCGGGGCGTGTGCACCGCGTGCGGCTGTTTCGTCGGCGCGAAGATCAGGCTCGCGAGCGCGGCGTGCCCAGAGGCTCGATGGGTCGCGGTGACGGTCGCCGGCGATGCTCCCGCCGACCAGCCGAAGCGGCGCGGATGCTGCGGAAAGCGCGGCGCATAACCTTGTGGATAAGTGGCAACGGTTGCCACCCCCGATAACTCCGTGCGCATAAGTGCCGCTCCTGTAGATACTTGCGGGAGCCGATAGAATATCTTGGATATCCTATTGACTCGCTGCGAATCTGGCCGATGATAGGTGCGTTGGGAATGGATCCCGACGAAAGGAACCGACCGTGAACGACGCTCTCCTCAACACTTCCGTCCGAGTCGCCTCGACCCAGATCAACGGCGAAACCCGTTGGTTCATCACCATTGGCCGTCCCGGCTTCAACCTGCCGGCCAACAATCGGCTCGGCTACGCGACCGAATCGGCCGCGATCGAGGCGAGCGTCAAGTGCGAATCCAAGAAGGGAGGCCGCGCGTGAACGAAACAATCGAAACCTTCCGCATCATCGCCCTGCGCGCCCAACTGGTTCGCTTCGAGATCGAGGCACTCGGCGGAACCGCCGACGAGATGGCGACCGCCGGCGAGGCAGCGAGCGAGGCCGAGCGTGCCCGCCTCGTGAGCCTGACCGCTACGGGCGACGAGCAGCGCGCCGCCCTCGCCGAGTGGCGACGCGGCATCCGCGTGGTGACCTCGATCATCGCTCGCCTTGAAGGGAGCCGCGCGTGAGCCAGACCTTTACCTGCCTCCGTGCCGGCGTTCTGCGGGCCATCGACCGCGCCGGCCTCCGTTCCCAGTACCTCGCCGCCGACGCGGCCTACGCGGCCGTCTACGCCGCCCAGATGGACGCGATCACGCAGCGCGCGAAGGCCGGACAGCGCGACGGCGCGTCGCTCCGCGCGATCGTGGACACGCACGCGCCGATGATCGCCGCCGCGCGTACGCTCCTCGATGCGATCTGCCGTGCCGCGATGGAAGGGAGCCGCGCGTGAGTTACCTCCCGCACGAAGCCGAGGCCGAAGCGTCTCGCACGATCCTCGCGCACATCGACCCGCAGCACATCGACGCGCAGTCGGATGCATTCGACGATGCCCTCGCGCATATGTTCTCGTCGTGCCGCTCGTCGGCCGATGTCTACGGGATTGTCGAGGAGACCGGGATGATCGAGGTGCGCGCGGCGTACTCGATCACGGGCGAGCCGATGATCGTCGATCTCACCGACCTCGTGATCCTTGAGGAGGTTGACGAATGATCGCCGCACTCCTCGCCGCCGCGCTCGTCGTGCCGCCTCCCGCCGGCACGGACACCCGCCGAATCCTCGACGCGCTCCGCCAGGTTGAAACGGGCGGCTCGCGCGACCCCGACCGCGCCGTCGGCGACGATGGCCGCGCGCTCGGCGCGTACCAGATCCACCGCGTCTACTGGCTCGATGCCGTCGAGCACGAGCCGAGCCTCAAGGCACGCGGCTACGAGGCTGTCACCGACCGGGCCTACGCCGAGCGCGTCGTGCTCGCGTACCTCTCGCGCTACGCGAGGGACTGGTCGATCGACACCATCGCACGAACCCACAACGGCGGGCCGAAGGGAATCGCCAAGCGAGCCACGGATGGCTACGCCGTGAAGGCGCGTCGAGCGTTCGACGCGATCGAGGCAACGAAGCAAAGGAGCACCACATGACCTACGAGCAGCGCGAGAACACCGGAGCACTCTTCCGCAACGACAAGAAGCAACCCGGCGAACGCACGCCGGACTATCGCGGCGACGCGATGGTGAACGGGGTGAAGGTCGAGATCGCCGCATGGGTGAAGGAGAGCGCGAGCGGAAAGAAGTTCATGTCGCTCAAGTTCCAAGAGCCGCGCGAGCGCGATGCCGCACCGAAGGCCGCGCCCGCGCCGATCCCCGAGGCCGACTTCCCATTCTGACGAGGAGAGCACGATGACAACGCAATGTGATCGAGAAGGATGGCCGGCCATTCACGCGTGGAACCCGACCGCGAAACATCACCATCTCCCGATGTGGTTCAAGAAGCTCGTGCGGATCGCTGCAATGAAGCGCGGACTGTGGACAAAGGGTACATCTGACTATCACGGGGTGCTCGAAACGATGGAGATCGTGGCTGATTCTTCCGTATTCGACCATTGGGGCAGTTGTGTGATCGACGAGAAGCGCGTGATGTTCGCGATGCCATACCTAGAGAGGGACGATGAGGCTAGCCGATTGGCATCGGTGATCGGTTGCCGTGTGACCAACTGCGGAATCGGCCCTTGGCATCCCAAGACTGTGCTCTACATCTTCAGCGAACTAGATGGGAGCACCACATGAACAAGGCAGAACTACTCCGCCAGGCTCTGCGCATCGTCGAGGAGCGCGGCGACTCATACGGGCCTCCCGCGCGTCACTTCGCGCGCACGGTCGGCGCGATCAACGCCGTGCTCGGCCACAAACTCGCCGCACCGCTCACGCCGGCGGACTGGGCCACGATGATGATCCTCGACAAACTGGCGCGCGAGCAGCACACGCCGAAGGCCGACAACCCGCTCGACATCGCCGGCTACGCGGCGTGCCTCGCCGAGTGCCGCGAGGAGGCCGAGCCGATCTCCGGCGAGGTCGGGGACGAGTGGACGGAGCGCGCCTTCACGCTGCTCTCCTCGATGGAGTCCCTCGTGCGCGAGGCGCGCAGGATCACGCCGTGCGAAGTGGAGGCGAGGCGATGAGCGACACCAAAGTCCTAGTGGATCTACTTCGGTCGATCAACGGAAGCACGACGGTCTACGGGTGGTCTATGACATCGGAAACCGAATGGTGGCTCCGACGCTCGGTAGAGTCTCTGCCAGAGTGGGCGCAAACAAGCGCGTGGTCGATTCCAGGTCTTGCGGCGAATGCCATCGAACGGCTCACCGCCGAGCGCGACGAGGCACGGAGGCTCGTCATCGAGGCCGACTGGTGCAAGGATCCGGCCGCCAAGTGGCCCGACCTCTGGGCCGCGCGCGGGTGGCCCGTGCCGGCTTCCGAGACCACGACGCTCACTTGCCCGTACTGCGACTACCGCGAGGTCGTGCACGCGAAGCCGTCGCCGAGCGACCATGCCATGTGCGCCTTCTGCGCGATGGAGCACTCCGAATGACCGACCTACTCACGACCCGCCAGGTCGCCGAGCGTCTCGGCGTGACTCCCGGTCGCGTGCTCCAGATGGCGCGCGAGCGCGTGATCCTCCCGCAGCATCGGGCCGTGACGCTGCTCTGGCGTGAGGAGGACTTCCCGCGATTCGCGCGTCGGCCACGCGGCCGGCCACCGAAAGGCGGTCACGCTTGCCGCTCGTGATCGTTCGGCGCGAGGGGGAGGGGATCCGCGTGTCGTGCGGCGGTGAATCGATCGATATTGTGATCGGCAAGATCACGGAGACACGGTGCACGCTCGACTGCATCGGGCCTCGTTCACTCAAGGTCGAGCGCATTGAGACAGGAGACCGTAATGATTACGGACAAGCAGCGCGAGGCAAGGACTCGCGGACTCGGAAGTAGCGACATGGCCGCCATCTTCGGCGTGTCGCGTTGGAAGTCGGCCGTCGATGTTTGGGCCGAGAAGACGGGGCGCGTGGAGCTTGAACCGGGATACCCGAGCGAGGCCGCGAAGATCGGCTCGGTCGTGGAGCCTGCGCTCCTCGCGATGGCGAGCGAGCAACTGGGCCGGAAGGTCGTGGCCCCGAACTCGACCTTCGTGCGCGGCGTGCTGCGCGCGAATGTGGACGGGATGCTCGATCGCTTCGAGCGCGGCTCGGACATCGTCGAGGCGAAGTGCCACGGCTCGCCAGTCGGCTACGGCGCGCCCGGATCCTCGGCCGTGCCCGAGGCCGTCATGCTCCAGGTGCAGCATCAGATGTTGTGTGCCGAGTCGCAGCGCGCATATGTGGCCGTGCTCGACGGGAGCCACCTATCGTTCGCGCTGTACGAGGTTCCGCGCGACGAGGGCTACTGCCACGAGATCGAGGCCAGAGCGGCGGAATGGTGGGAGAAGCACATCGTCGGCGACACACAACCCGAGGGGGCGTTCACGCTCGACACGGCGGCGCGCGTGACTCGGCAGTCGGGCGCGGCGACGCACATCCCGAGCGAGATCATGGAGGCTTACATCGTGGCGCGCGAGTCGGCGACGGCGGCGGATCGCGCGCTCGACAATGCGAAGGCAATGCTCCTCACCGCTCTGGGGCAGGCCGAGATCGGGGCCGGCGGCGGGTGGCGCGTCTCCTACCGCGAGCGGTCGCGGTCGGGCGTGGACACAAAGCGACTGCTCGCCGACAACCCGGAACTCGCCGAGCGGTACGCGACGCGCACGACCTTCCGCGTCCTCGACGCTCGACCGGAAGGAGGCCGCGCGTGAAGTACGCGATCATTTGGATGGAGGTCGCGAGCGAGAGCCTGCACCAAGAGCAGATCCCCGGCTACGCCGAGTGGATCGAGCGAGTCTGTGAGGATGCGGCCATTTTGAGCGATCAGCGTCATTTTGAGTTGCGTGGTCACCGCAAGAATCCGATGGGTTGGCCATCTGAAGGAAAGGACTTTCGTCCAATCAGCGAATACATGGTCGAGCGAAAGCACGAGACTTCCTTCGTCTGGCGTGACTCGCACACGGTTACGAACACCGATCTCCCATGGGTGAAGATGAAGGAACTCATGGCGCGGTGCGTCGTGGTCAACGACCCGCCGGAGCTTGAAGTCCTCAACGAGCCGGAGGTCTGGAACCCGGCCGGACTGATCTGGAAGTACCCAGACGCAAGCACGAAGTCTGGGTACGAGTGGCGACCCGTGCTTGAGGTTCTTCGGATCGATGATCGATTCCCGGTGACACACGATCAATATCGTGGCGATTATGTCCGACCCGCTGCTCTGCCATACATCCGCGAACGGCTCCTCTACTGGGCCAACGGCCCGGTCGATGATTGGGACGATGACGAGTTCGTCGATGCTCATCGCTTGTGGATGATCTCGTGGCTTCGGTTCGGGGCGTGGTTCCGGGCGACCTACCCGACCATCGAGCCGCCGCCCTGCTCGGGTGACATCGAGGAACTCGTCGCGCTGATGGACGAGCCGGATCTCGCGATGCCGGCCATGAGCGCGATGATCGAGACGCTCCGCGCCAACAAGAAGGAGGTGGCCTCGTGACGAAGCCCACGAAGACCACGACCGACGGCGCGCCCGTCGGCCTGCGCCGAGCGCTCATCGCCGCCCAAAGGGATCTCAAGGCCGTGCACAAGGGATCCGAGAACGCCTTCCACCGATACCGCTACGCCTCGGCCGAGGACATGATGTCGTCGTGCCGGCAGGCACTCCATGCGAACGGCCTCTCGGCACGGCGCACAAGGTGGAGCACGGAGTCGAGCGAGGCGCACACTTGGCTCGTGTGCTCGTACGAGCTTGCCCACGAGTCCGGGGAGGTCGAGCACTACCCGATGGCGACGAAGTGGCCCTTCGCCGAAGAGAAGGGCAGGCCGCTCGACAAGGCTCTCGCCGGCGCGCTCACCTCGTCGCTCGGCTACTGGCTCCGCGATCTCCTGCTCGTGCCGCGTGACGATGAGGAGATGGATAAGCGAGACGATCGGGCGCACGATCCCGAGGTGCTCGGCATCGCGCGAGCGGGCCGGCTCCGCGCGCAGGCGACGAAGGCCGGGGTCACGATCGCGCAACTCCGCGAGAGACTTGCCGCCACCGGGTTGACGCTCGGCGAGGATCCTGTATCGTGGCCCGCAGCAGCAGCGGCACGCATCGCCGCCGCGCTCACGACGAGCGCGTGATTCGGTTCCTGTTTCTCTCCCGTGCTTCGCGTCGGTGACAATCGGCGCGAAGCCTTCAAAGACTAGACCGCGCTCGGCGGTGCGCCTCCGCGAAGGAGGCCCGAGCACAGCAGTACGGGCGGCTCTGTAGGCCCGAGGAGATACGAGGATCGGTTCGCCTTCCGCACTTGTGCGGGGCAGTCCGTGCGACCAAGCGCGCCCGGATCGAGAAGCGAGTCGAGAGTCTTCGGTGCTGACCACACCGGAGCCAGGTGCACTCGATGCACTTGGGGAGAGGCCCAGTCCTACCCGCGCCGATGTCCCGGCCAAAAAGGATGAGAGACTGGGCACGCGCAAAGGCGACGGCGACGGCGACGAACAGTCCCCAACCACGCGCGACTTGAGGAGACTTGGGTCGCGTGGCTCCGGCTCTGGCTCTGAACAGCAGTCGTAGCCGGAGACACATCAGGAGCAGTCGTGTAGAGTAGGGATCGCGTCGTGCAGGATGCACGAGGCACTAGCACCACAAGGAGAGACACCATGCCGGAACGGATCGCACTATCGAAGATCGTGTTGGACGCAGGGACGCAGATGCGCGAGCGGATCGATGAGTCCGTGGTCGCCGAGTACGCCGAGGTACTCGACCAGTTGCCGGCGGTGGCCGTGTACGCGGTCGGCCGTCGGTTCGTGCTCGTCGATGGATTCCATCGGTACTACGCGCACTCGCGCGCGGAGGCTCGTGACATCCTCGCGACGGTGATCGGCACGGGCACGATCGAGGAGGCGCAATGGATCGCGTGTGCGGCGAACGCCACGCACGGCCTGCGCCGCTCGAACGAGTCCAAGCGACTGGCGGTCGAGGCCGCGCTCCTGCTCCGACCCGGCGCGAGCGACCGCGAGGTCGCCGCCCATGTCGGCGTGAGCCACACGATGGTCGCCAAGATGCGCCGCTCGATCGACGATGCCGCCTCCGGGAAACCTATCGAAGCCGATAGGAGTGGCAACGGTTGCCACTCTTACGGGGTCGAGGAGGATTTCCACGCCGACGAGGTCGAGGACACCGAGCCGCTAGGAGGCGATCTGGAGCCTTCCGAGTCCGAGGCTCCCGCAGGGCCACCCGTCACGCTCGACGAGCGCATCGCGCACGCACGCGCCCGGATCGGGGTGCTGCTGAAGGGACTGGAGCGGTGGCGAGCCGAGGCCGACCGCATCGCCGCCGAGGAGGCGGGATCCGGGATCCACATCGGGACGATGGATCAATACTGGCGCGACCTCCGGCTCTCGATCGACCGCGCTCGGCCGGCGGGGCCGTGCCCAAAGTGCAAGGGCGGCGGATGCCCCGCGTGCGGCAACCTCGGATGGATCTCCAAGATGCGCGCTCAAGTGCTTCGCGGGATCGGAGGGTGACCGATGGAACTCCGACCCTACCAAAGCGAGGCGATCGCCTCGGCGATGTCGGCATGGCATCGGCATAGGTCGCTCCTCATGGTGATGGCGACGGGCCTCGGGAAGACCGTGACCTTCGCCCACATCGCGCGAGCCGTGATCGAGCGCAAGCGTCGAGTCCTCGTTGTAGCTCACACGAAGGAACTCGTGAAGCAAGCGGTGCGCGCTCTGGAGCGCGTGTGCGCGTGCGAGGTCGGTGTCGAGATGGCCGAGGAGGCCAGTCCCGAGCACTCGCTCGTGACGCTCCCGCCGCCGATCGTGGTCGGCACGGTGCAGACGCTCACGGCCAAGCGCGGAAAGGGACTGCGCGTGCACAAGTTCAAGCCGGATGACTTTGGCCTCGTGATCTTCGACGAGGCGCACCATTCCGTAGCCGCGTCGTGGCGCAAGGTGGCCGCATGGTTCGACCAGAGCGACCGGGTGAAGCGTCTAGGCGTGACGGCCACGCCCGACCGCACGGACGGGAGCGCGCTCGGCGCGCTGTATGACGAGTGCGTGTTCGACTACGGGATCCGCGAGGGCGTGCTCGACGGGTGGCTCTGCCCCGTTCGGCAGTCGGTCGTGTGGGTCGAGGATCTCGACCTATCGACGATCCGCACGACTGGGGGCGACCTGAACGCCGGCGATCTCGCGGCCGTGCTCGAACGGGAGGCCGTGCTCCACGGCATGGTGTCGGCGACGATCCAGATCGCGAAGGGGCGGCGCACGCTCTGCTTCTGCGCGACCGTCGAGACGGCGCGCCACGCGGCCGAGATCCTCGACCGCCACGACCCAGGTAGCGCGGCGATCGTGTCGGGCGAGACACCGCCCGAGCAGCGGCGCGAGATCCTCGACGGCTTCAAGGCCGGCAGGTTCCGCTACCTCTGCAACTGCGCCGTGCTTACCGAAGGCTTCGACGATCCCGGCATCGAGGTCATCTCGATGATGAGACCGACCAAAAGTAGGTCTCTGTATACCCAAGTTTGCGGTCGCGGGACTCGCACGCTACCGGGCGTGATCGACGGCCTCGCCACGCCGGCGGAGCGCACCGCGGCGATCGCCAGAAGCTCGAAGCCATCGATGCTCGTCATCGACTTCTGCGGCAACGCAGGCCGGCACAAACTCGTACACGCAGGCGATGTGCTCGGCGGCGACGAGAACGCGCCGACCGACCGCCTCGAAGCGATCGAGGCGATGCGCCGGGACGGCGAGCGAGACGCGAAGGCGGGGGAGTTCGTCGAGCGCGATGTCATGGCCGAGATCGACGAGGCCGAGCGCGAGATCGAGCGCAAGCGCGAAGCCGAGAAGAACCGCGCGCTCCGCGCTCTCGCCAGGTTCACGGTGCAGGACGAGGATCCCTACGGCTACGGCTCGGGTGCGATCGCGACCGAGCGTCGCGCCGTCACGCTCGCGGATCCGCCGTCAGAGAAACAAGTGAGTTTTGCTTACAAGTTGGGCATCAAGAACGCCGACCGCTACGGCCGTCGGCAACTGGCCGCGATCATCGACCGCACGCCCGTGCCGGCGTGGCTCCGCAAGCGCGTCGCGCAGGAGGGAATCGGTCTAGCGAATGATGCCACGATGCGGGATCTTGCGAAGGCGAAGCGCGCGCGCGGAATGCGATGAGCGATCGCGAGGCGCATCGGGTGCGGCGTACCATGCCGCTATCTGGTGTGGTGCTCGGGGCGGCAGGGCGCAAGCCCTGTCGGCCTCGAGCACGAGGAGCGCAGCGTGATGAGTGACGAGTCCAGGTTGAAGATCGCAGGATGGGCCGAGCACGAGGAGGCTCGGCTCTTCGCCGACTTCGAGCGGCTCGGGACTGACCGCATGGCCTCGATGGTCTCGGGCCTCCGGCTCTCGATTCTCGCCGAGACCGACCCGCTCAAGCGCGCAATCCTACGGGGTGCATATCTGTCGGCCGTACGGTACATCGCGGACTACTGGGGGCGACCCCAGATCGGAGGCATCGATGGATCGGAAGACGCGGCTCCTGCTCGTGAGCCAACTTGACCAGAGGCGCGCCGAGGTACGGGACTACTGGACATGGATCTCCGAGCAGCCTCGGGGGGCCAAGATTCTTCAAAGTATCTCCGACACGATCGACGATATGATCGAGGACGAAACGAGATCGGCGCAGGCACGGATGCTCGCTCTGTTGGCCGACTGCGGCCTACTGGAGCACATGATTAGAACGAGGCGAACGGATGAGCCAGACCGGAGCGCAGACGCAGGCGGAACCGCCGACGATCAAAGTCGGTGACCTCGTATACATCCGGGCGCGCGTCGAGGCTCGCGTGGTCGATGTGCACCGCCTCGAATACCTTCGCGAGGGACTGGAACCCGGCGAGCGCGTGGTCGAGGTTCCCTCGTATTACATCACGACGGTGGATCGGGACGGTCGTGTTACGCACGGCTCCGACTTCCTCGCCGTGCATAAGGATCACATGGTGACGGCCGACCAGATCCGCCGAGCGTCGAGGGGCGAGGCGTGAAGCGCAGCGCGTGCGAGGTCGAACTCCGACGCACGCGCGACGCTCTGGCCGATGCGACGGCGAAACTGGAGCAGGCGAAGCGGCAGCGGGACATCGCCGAGACGCGCGGTTGGAGGTGGCTCAACCACGCAATCCAAGTGGACGATGCCGTCGATGCCATGATCGAGCACATCGAGAGCGAGATCGGACGGGGCCGAGGCGCGGCGGCGCACCATCGGATCCTCGATCGGCTCCACGAGCTGAAAGAGAGTTTCCCGACATGACGCGCTACGAGTTCTTTGTCCCGGGCAAGCCGCAGACCGCCGGCTCGAAGCGTGCCTTCCCGCACCGCACGACGGGGCGGATCATCGTGGTCGATGACTGCAAGGGCGGCAAGGTCTGGCGCAAGGCCGTCCAGTACCACGCCGGCGTAGTGTGCAAGGCGATGCTGACGGGGCCGCTCGCGGTCTCGGTTGTGTTCGTGATGCCGAGGCCGCTCTCGCACCGCAAGAAGGACGGCACGACGGCCCCAGGTGCACCGCGCTACCACATCGTGAAGCCGGACACGACCAAGATGCTCCGAGCCATCGAGGACGCGCTCACGGGCATCGCGTGGATCGACGATGCCCAGGTGATCGTGCAGACGGCGGCGAAGCGGTACGCGCGGTACGGCGAGGAACCCGGCGCGCGGGTGACGATCGAACCCTACACGGAGGAGCCATGAGCGAACCGAAGCACGAAGTGATCGAGCACTCGCGGAACATTCACCAAGTGCTCCTTGAAGCCGATCATCCCGAGACATGGGAGCATTGGGTGTTGCTCGCGAGCGACCGTCACCATGACTCGGCCAAGGCCGACTGGGATCTCGAACGCAAGCACCTCGACCAAGCGGTGGCGCGCGGCGCGTCGTGGGTGGATGTAGGAGATATTTTCGACTGCATGGGTGGCAGAGCGGATTTTCGGCATTCCAAAGGCGAGTTGCGCGAGGAATACGCGATGGCTCCGGACTACTTCGATGCCATCGTGCGCGATGCCGCGCAGTTCTACGCTCCGTACGCGAAGCACCTCGTCGCGATCGGGCGAGGCAACCACGAGCAATCTGTCTTGAAGCGAAACGAAGTCGATCTCATCGAGCGACTTGCGGCGCACATGAGCCAGATCAGCGGACATCGCGTCTATGCCGGCGGCTACGGCGGGTTCGTCCGGTTCTCCGTCAAGTTTCACGGCACGGAGGTGAGCGCGCTCACTCTGCGCTACTTCCACGGCTCGGGCGGCGGCGGCATGATGTCCCACGGCACGCTCGCGACCCGGCGCATGGCCTCGTGGACGGACGCGGATGTGATCGTGTGCGGCCACACGCACGATCAATGGGCACTCCGGCTACAGCGCGAGACGCTTGAGACGCACAAGGGTCGGTTCTATGTCCGACTTCGCGACCAACACCACATCCGCCTGCCCACCTACAAGCAGGAATGGAACGACGGGCACTCGGGATGGCACATCGAGACGGGCAAGCCTCCGAAGCCAGTCGGCGCGAGTTGGATGCGCCTCTCGCTCGTTCGCGTCGAGGCTCCCGAGCGCATCGGGGACGAGAAGCCCAACTCGAAGCGCGCGCGATGGCGCGTCGCGGCCCAGTTCATGGAGGCGATGTGAAGCCGTTCGCCTCGTTCTGGGCGACCCTCGCCGGCGTGCGCTACCGGATCCGGTTCGTGCGCTCGGCCGAGATTCCGTTCGACCGCTTCGCCGACTGCTCGTCGCCGGAGTCGAGCAAGCGCGAGATCCGCGTGCGACAGGTTCTACGGGGCAAGTCTCGCATGGAGACGGTGATCCATGAGGCGTTGCACGCGCAGACATGGGATCGCACGGAGGCCGATGTCGCTCGCAGCGCGCGCGAACTCGCCGCGCTACTCTGGCGGTGTGGATATCGCGAGGTCGAGCCGTGAATGGAGCGAAGATGCCACACTCACGCACTTCTGTAGCACGATCGTTCCGCTGCATCTGGATCGGCATCGCGCTCTCGTCGATCATGCTCCTCGCGGCCTACGCCGGCGCAGGGGCCGACGGTTTTCTCGCGGCCGCGTGTGGCCTGATCTCGACCGCCTCGCTTGTCGGCATGGTCTGGAGGCTCGATCGTCCATGAGCACGACCGAGGAGGAGGCGCGCTCGATCGAGGCCGTACGGCGGTTCTGCTATGACCTCCTCAATCCCAAGGCCACGCCGCGCGTCCCTCGTGCCGTGCGCCTGCGGGCGCGCGCCGTGTGCAAGCACCTCCCGATCGACCTGGGCCTATTCGCTACCCGATACCTAGAGCAGGAACTATGCCGCGCAAGCCGCCCACGGTGAAGCACCAGACGCAGGCTTGGACGCTGCAGTCCATCGCCGAGCGCGACCGCGAGCCGCTATGCCGGATGTGCAAGGCGGCGGGACGGCTCACGCCGGCCGTGTGCATCGACCACAAGATCCCGCTCGCCGAGGGCGGCTCGATGCACGACCCGGAGAACCTGCAACCGCTCTGCGCCTCGTGCCACCGCAAGAAGAGCGCGATCGAGGGACGCGAGCGGCAAGCCGAGCGGGGGCGATTCCCGAGCGAGGGTACGGTCGTGCTCGGCGCGCCGGCATCGGGGAAGACCACGCTCGTGAACGCGCACAAGGCCGAGGGAGACTTCGTGTGGGATCACGACCGGGTGCTCGCGGCTATGCGAGGCCGGGACTTCAGCGGCGAGCCAGACGGCGACGCTAGCGCGCTCGCGTTCATGGGGCGACTGCGGCGCAGCGTGCTCGAAGCATGGCGCGACGGTTGGATACCGGGTCGGCTCTGGTGGATCACGACGAACGCCGACGAGGCGCGCGCGTTGCGGGACGAGTTCCCGCGTGTGCGGCTCATCGTCGTGCGCGCAAGCCTCGACGATCTCGCGAAGCGCATCGAGGCGCGTCGGCTCCCGCGCGAGCGGATGGTCGAGATGCTTGGGGCCGCGCGGAACATCGCAGCGTCCATCGAGGCGGCGGGATTATCATCGGAGGCGTTATGAGGCACAATATCGCGTCCGATATGGTGCGATGCATGGCGTGGTTCGGCGGCGTTGGCGCGTGGATCGCGGAGATCCACGCAAGATCGACGCAGATCGGCACATTTGCGCGCGCGCGGGGGGTATGGGGTCATAAACTTTTAGAGGCTATGGACGGAT